AACCCGTCAGCTTCCTTTAGGTCACTCTGCATAACGTCACCATTGAGAACGATTGTCGTACCCTCTCCCACACGGGTCAGAACCATCTTAAGTTCATGTAGTGTGATGTTCTGTGTTTCATCGACAATTATGAAGGCATTATCGAAGCTACGCCCACGCATGAGTGCAAGAGGTGCCATTTCAATGTTGCCATTCTTGATCCCTGTTTCCACTGTCCCCTTACCAAGGTGCTTCTCCAGAACATCCAAGACAGGCAAAGCCCAAGGCATAGTCTTCTCATTTAGGTCTCCCTTCAAGAACCCAAGCTCCTTACCTACAGCCACATGGGGACGTGTGATAACGATCTTGTCTATCTGCTTTGTGATGTACAGATCAGAGGCATACGTTGCTGTAACATACGTCTTACCAGTACCAGCAGGGCCAAGGATAAACACCTGCTTATTCCCCTGTAGGGCTTCTATCAGAGCCTTCTGCTTTGTAGTCTTAGCGACAAGACCAGAGGTAGACTTTTTGTCGGCCCCCTTGTAGTTGGTCTTCCGTCTTGATCTAGTAGGCTTCTCAGGGAAGTCGTCCATTAGCGTTTTTCCTTTTCCAGTAGTTCCTTTAGTTCTGTGTAGCCACCAACATAATTTCCATTAGGGGTGAATATCTGGGGTACTGTGGTCATGTTAGCTTTCTTAATCAGGGTTAAGACCCATCTTGAGCTTTGGGAATGTACGTTGTACTCTGTGTAAGGGTAGCCACTGCCCTTGAGTAAAGCCTTGGCTGCATCACAGAAATTACATTGTTCACGGGTTATGATGGTGTACATAATGTCTCCTTGAGGGTAAGTGAGCAGTTTAGACACTTGCTCAGGTGTACCTAGGTCAACCCCCATCGGGTAATTCCCAACAGGCTAGGCGTCTCAGGTCAAGTCAACGATCTCACAACTATCTCCAGAGCAAGCTAATGTCTGGCTACCTGCCGTGTTATCCTCTTGCTCGTACTCTGCAAGTTCATCCCAGTTAAGCGAAGATGGCATAATAGACTTCAACTGCTCGTAGTCAGATTTACCACACTCTTGATACGGTGCTTGTTGGTATGTGTGTTCGTTATACGGGAGGAACGACACACCTGACATCTCATCAAAGTGCTTGTAGACGAAAGCCCCAACCTCAAACCACTCATCAGACCTCACGTTAATTGTCACGGAGGGCTTATGCTCACACCATGAACGCTGGTAGGCTAACCACATCTCTAACTGTTCGATGGCAGTCATATCAGATGTTGTCACAGCGTTATCAGGAGACCTCATGGGAAAGCTAAACACCACAGTGGTATCTGGCTTCATAACACAAGGTTCATTTGGTATGCCACGATCCTTTAGGAAGTTAGTCAGCGGGTCTTTAATGTCTCCACGCACCGTGCGGATGTAATAAGGGCTGTGACGAGCGTGTATCCCACTAGCAGAATCAACGAGTTGGGAGACAGTGCCACTAGGTTTGACACAAGTGATAGCAGTAGCAACAGGGATACCAAGGCGCTCGGCCCATTCAGCATTAGTATTGATAGCGACATTCTTTAAGATGCTCCAGTGTTTTAGCTAACCCACCATTCTTTGATGTCGTTAACGGATTGTCCATAATACCTGTGAGGCTAACCCCCAACAGGCGTTCTTCTTCGGTGTTGTCCTTCCATTCCTTCGACAGGTAAGGAAAGTGTGTGTAGGTACTTTGAATTGTACCCAAGATGGTAGCAAGTTTTACCTTTCGTTCTAAGTCTTCTAATGTATCAGTCGCACGGATAACGCACTCCGTTAGGTTGCAAAACTGAGAATCCCGCAAGATGATCTCGCTGCACGGGTTAGTCCCAAAGTCTTGATCTACGTCACGGCGTCCGTTCTTACCAGCTTGTACCTTAGCAGCCTGACGATTAAAGATACCACGTTCACCACTGCCGCTTTCCACTAGGGCTTGCCACTCACGCATAAACGAGATGCTGTCGGGCTTCTCAGTATAGCTCACAGAGTTGTTAGCCAAAGCTCGTTGAGGGTTGTTCTCCCACCATGCACCTGACTTAGCGTGACGCATACGATCATCACTGAGGTTGCTTAATGAGATCATAGCTGAACGACGAACTCCACCTACGACAACCACCTCACCGATCTTACACATGATGTCGTGACATTCGATGGAGGATAGCTTACGACCTGTAGCACCCTTGAAGGTATGAACGACAAAGTTAAACAAGTCGATCAGAGGCGCTGGGCCACTAGCACGACCGCCGAAGGTCTTTAGTCTAGCACCCGCTGGACGTACTTTAGATACATCCCACTTAGGAACCTCACCGCTGTACAGTAGTGCAATTACCTGACGNAGAGCCTTAGCCCAACCCTCTTTGCTATCCTTGACAACGATTGTNGTGTCNCTGTTGAACAAGGCATCTGGAACCTCTGGTAGCTTGTTGATGTACTGTCGCTCAACTGAGAACCCTACACCTGTACCACACAGCAAGATGAACATAGCTTGATCGAAGCTCTTGATGTTCTTAGCTGCAAGGTAGCTACAGTTATACATGGCAGTATTGTCACGGAGGGCTGCTGGGCCAGCGGTCATAAGAGAGCGCATGGATGGCATAACGTCAAGCGATAGGATAGCTTGCTCAATCTGACGGATGTAACTGTCGTCCCCTGCCACAGGCTTTACGATGTTCTCCATGTAACGGGATACAGTCTCTTCCCATGTCTCACGGCGTCCTTCTTTGTCTAGCCATCGTGCATAACGTGACTTGTGGATGAAAGACTGGTAGTCTGTTGGTAGTGTATTGCTCATTCGCCGCGTCCTCGCATTGTTTTATCTTCTTCTAGCCAGACCATCCGGTCAATGTCTTCTCGGCTAATTCCAATGTCCTTTAGTTCCCTATCGGACAGTTGGTTCAGTATCTTGATTGCCTGTCGATGCTCTGACCACATCACACAGTATCGCATGAACCTTACGAATATGTTGTTTACCCATCTCTTCTTCATCGGTTATCCCCTGACCCCTTAATCACACCACGTCTTGCTCTGTCGTTTAACTTATCCATATTTACTTCCATGACCTCTGGCAGGTTACTGTAGAAGTAGTTAGCCAAGGCTGTCGTGTAGAACAGAACGTCACCTAACTCCTTGATGATTTCCTTCTGATTAACCTTGGTATTGTCACGGAGGTATTTCTTTACCTTCTCAGCTACCTCTCCAGCTTCACCTACGAGACCTAGCGCATTTTCCACTAGACGGGTCTCACCCTTTGTCGTGATCTTACCTTCAACCCAGTAGGAATATTCCATCGGTGTCACATTTACAATGCTGAAAGCATCAATGTCTTCTTGAGTAATCATATCGTTCTCCCATAGAACTCTGTCTGTTTAGCGGGGTTTCTGGCTATGTCGAACAGATACCAAGCGCAGTTGTCTTTACCTACGCTCTTACTATCCTCAATCCATTTGACCCTGCCTACGCTCACTACCTTGACACAGTAGGTCATCAAGATAGCTGACTGTTTAGTGTGCATCCAATCGGCATCAAAGAGTAGCCATGTTGGACACATCTGCATCCACCCTTCGATGAATGGGTGCAGTAGTTTTCTATCCCAAGGTGGGTTGGTGATACACAAGTCAGCACCACCGAAAGCCATGTACAAGTTCAAGAAGTCTTGCTCACCCATGTTAATGGAATCATGTAAGCAAACCCTTGGGTCTCTAGGCTCAATGTCACAAGCAAAGATACACTCACTGTGACCATCCGTCAGACTATCTATATGGTCTATCAAACGCCCATCACCCGCACAAGGCTCGTAGTAATCAAACGAGTAAGGCAAGTGCGGGATCAGGGGTTCAACTGCTGCCCTTGGGGTCGGGTAGTAGTCCCTCGGTACTCTGTCGAAGTCACTACGTTTGCCCATACATAGCCTTTAGTCGTGACTGGGAGACAAACTCTGGATCGTACATACCGTTCTCTACCTCCCGTTTAACTACAATGCCTGACCACCACTCTTTGTTAGCTTGACCTGCCCAGCCCTCTGCTGCTCCCTTGTAGCACCCTGCGACCAAACCGATAACTCCATTAGGATGCGAAGAGTCTTTAAACTTAAGATCACGTTTATGGCTATGACCACAAGTAGAACTATGATGCCTGTGAGCCAGTAGTGCATTAGCATGGTGCATACCAGACATAGCAGACCCAAAGTTGCCACTACTAAAGAAGTGAGCGTATGAGACCCCATCGTAATCAGCAATCGCTGGAGCGGAGTTTTCATACTCATGGTACTCGTCGAACCACCTGTTCGTCTGTAGGTGGTCAAAAGATATGCCATACTTCGAGCCTTCAAGTCGAGGATCGTGTTTGATAGCTTTCTTAATCCTGTTCTCATGGTTCCCCTCAAACCCTATGTAAGCTGGTCGTTTTCGTCGATGGTGTCTGAACTTCCATCGAATACGCTCTTGTGCATCGTTGTAGTGTTCAATGTCTGCCTCGTAGCTCTGACTGACGATTGCCTCTGGGTAACGAGTGTCAAATGTATTTAATGACCGCATGTCAGCGCCATCACCCAAGTCAACGACATAATCAGGCTTGAGGTCATACAAGAACTCTCCTAACCAGTTGAACCTCTCGTTACTCACACTGGGATCAACGTGAGCGCACGAGAAGACTACTACTGTCTTTCCTGCCATTATGTTTCCTTTATCCATTCCTCTGGGATTAACTTGTCTGCGTACAGATAGCCATGCTTATCGCACCACATGCCTAACGTAGTCTTGGAGCCTTTGCTTATCTTCGCCTTAGAATTAGAGAAGACAAATCGAATGTCAAGCTCAGGGTGTTGCTTTTGGACTAACAGATGTTTCTTTCTGTCTGCTGCAACGAACCGTCCCTTGGATTCTATGATGATACCGTTGGGGAGCTCAAAGTCAGGTGTGTAGGTTCTAACCTCGTTGACCTCATACTTGATCTTGAACTCCTCATACTTGAACGGTACTTTAAGGCCCTTTAGTTGCTCTGAGATACGATCCTCTAGCCCAGACCGATACCCGTGTTTTATACCCCTCGCATTACTCTTCTTCACAGAAGATACCACACTCAAAGTCATAACCTTTTAGTTTATTACCTTTGGCGTCTGGAGGTAAATCTTTAAGCATAATCCTTTCTCCCTTGTAGTAGACTAGCTTTGCGCCTATGTCAGTTGATTGCTCTTGTCTGGACAGGAATACCTCTGGGAAAGTCTCCCTAACTAGGTTCCAATAGGTAGCTGAACTAGCCTTCACGCACCCGATACAGTTAGCGTTAGGATAACCCAGAGAGTAGATTAGCGGCAACATTATGCCCCCACCCTGGATTACACGAAAGCAGTCTTCCTTAGTAAGACCTGCATCTATCAGAGGTGTCAGTAAGGTATCCCGTTCAGTCAACCTAAAACGATCTGCACGTTTAACCTCCTCTGCTGTAAATCCCAGTACAGTGTAGTCAGGCTTATTAACCTCCTCCCATTCTTGCCTAGCCTTCTTCTTGAGTTCTAGGGTGCAGGGGGCTCCCATTGGCCCTGACATGAACCTTCGATCCTCCCAAACATCTTCACAAGATTGATCTGGATATTTAGACCTAGTTGCAAACTCTATAGGAAAATCTAGCCAACCCTCAACATCTTTTAGGAACCTCTGGTTATCAGGGTGTTCCTCCTTGATAGGATTATTGACAACACTGATCTTATTAGTGTCGCCATATAAATCTAAAGTCAGCTTTGCAGCTACCGCTGAGGCGGCTCCACACGAGAACCAAACTGCAATGT